GCACGACAAGCTCGTCGAGCGTGCCGCGAAGGTCGAGGCGGTGCGCAGTGCCGCACTGGCCGAGGGCAACCGCGAGAAGGTCGCGCCGAACGTGATCGTTCGGACAGACCCGTTCGAGGGAGCGACCCAGGTTCGTGCGTCGTTCGACTCCGAGGGTCGCGCTCGCATGGGTTCGCAGGAGGTCATCGAGCGCGCACAGCGTGCGTTCGAGGGCGCCCGCGTGAAGCCCGAGCAGCTCGACCGGCTCATGGAGCGCATCGAGAGCGTCCCCGGCGTCGCCGAGCACGCGCTGCTCCACGGCTCGCCGACCTACCGCGAGGCGTTCAACGAGTTCATGCGGTCCCAGGGCAACAACCCGCTGTACTCGCCGGAGCAGGCCGAGGCCGTCCGTGCGTCGCTGTCGCTGACGGGTGCGAACGGTGGCTACATGCTGCCGACGCTCCTCGACCCGACGCTGATCCACACCGGCACCGCGTCGAAGACCTCGGTCCGCGGCATCTCGCGAGTGGTCGAGGGCACCCAGAACGTGTGGCACGGCGTCAGTGTCGGCAACGTGACCACGTACTGGAAGCAGGAGGGTTCGGCGATGACCGACGGCTCTCCGACCCTCGCTAGCCCGTCGGTGACTGCGGCCATGCTGACCGCCTACGTGACCGGGTCCTACGAGATCTTCGAGGACTCCAGCTCGCAGGCGCAGCTCCCGGGCCTGATCGGCGAGTCGTTCGGGTTCGCCGAGGCGGACGCGTTCATCTCCGGCTCCGGCTCGAACGCACCGAAGGGCATCGTGACCGCGATCTCCGGTACGGCCGGCGACACGGTGACGGCGACCACGCGTGGTTCGTTCACCACGGCGTCCGCTGTGGACGTCTTTGCTCTGCTCAACGCGGTGCCCTCGCGGTACGAGGACAACGCCAACTGGGTCGCGAACAAGCAGACGTTCAACACGATCAAGCAGATGTCGACCGGCTCGAACGGCTCCTACTTCTGGAGCGACTTCAACGCCGCGATCGGCAACCCGCTGCTCGGTTCCCCGATCCTGCAGTCCTCGGCGATGCCGACGACCACGGTGTCGGGCACCGTCCTGATCGTACTGGGCGACTTCTCGCAGTTCGTGATCTACGACCGCATCGGCACGACCGTCGAGTTCGTGCAGAACGTCGTGGACGGTTCCGGCCTCCCGACCGGGCAGCGCGGTCTCATCGCACACAAGCGGGTCGGCAGTGATGTCACCGACATCAACGCGTTCCGCTTCCTGAAGTGCTGAACGCCCGGCCGGCCTAAGCAACCGGCCACAGGCGGCCCCGACCTCCTCCGTTGGGTCGGGGCCGCCGCCCTCCGGGGCACACGCCAGACGGAGACAACTCAACAACGGAGGCGTCATGAGCAACCGACCGAAGACCGGGCAGGCGAAGGCCGCGAAGCCGCGGGTGAGCACGCACGCCGAGCGCGTCGTGATCGCCTACATCCACCCGGGCGAGACTTCGGGCTACTTCACGCAGTCGCTGGTGAACACGCTCATGTTCGACCAGGCCACCGAGCGGCATGTCGTCGGTTGCCTCAACGAATGGTCCTCGGCGAACGTCTCCTCAGCGCGCAACAGCCTGACGCGGCGCTTCCTCGACGAGTACGACGCCGAGTGGCTGCTGTGGATCGACGCCGACATGGCCTTCGAGCACGACGCGCTCCCCCGGCTGATCGCCACGGCCGACGCCATCGAGCGCCCGATTGTCGGTGGCCTGTGCTTCGGTGCGTCGTACGGCGTCCTGTTCCCCACGATCTACCAGTTCGTGAAGGGCGACGCCGGCGCGATCCGCACGATCCGGGTCAATGACTTCCCTGATGACGCCATCGTGCAGTGCGCGGCCACGGGCGCCGCATTCGTGCTGATCCACCGCACGGTCCTCGAGGCGATCCGGGACAAGACGTTCAACGCAGCGTTCCCCTGGTTCCAGGAGACCGAGCTCTCCGGACAGCCGGCGGGCGAGGACATCACGTTCTGCATCCGCGCCGGCATCTGCGGCTTCCCGGTGCACGTGAACACCGGCGTCCGGATCGGTCACCACAAGTCCACGGTCCTCGACCACGCACAGTTCCGGGCCCAACAGACACACCTCACGGCAGGAGGCGACGACGATGGCGCTGCTGACGCTGGCTGAGGCGAAGACCGCGCTCAACATCACGAGCACGACGTACGACACGGAGCTGCAGGACTACATCGACGGCGCTATCGCCGCCGTGGAGTTCATCTGCGGTCCGTCCGCCTCCACGAACGCTACCGAGGTCCTGCATGGTTGCGGGGCGCTGGTGCTCACGCACACGCCCGTGCTGACCCTAACCTCGGTCACAGGCGACCTTGTCGGCACCCGCGACACGACCTACCTGCGCTTCGACGCCGACTCCGGCGTGGTGCGTGCGAAGGCCACCGTGACGCCGCTCCTCGACGACTGGTACGCCGTCGTATACACCTACGGGCGTTCGTCGATCCCGGCCGCGATGAAGCAGGCCGCGAAGGTGATCCTCAAGCACCAGTGGTCCACGCAGCGCGGACCGGCGCCTCGACAGGTCCCCGACAGCGACATGACGTACGTGCCCGGCTTGGGCTACGCGATTCCGAATGCGGCCCTGCAGATGCTCACGCCCTACGACCGCGGGCCGGCCACGGGCTGATGAGTGCCTCGATTGTTCCGGCGCTGATCGACGCGCTGGTGACCCAAGCGAGGGCGGCATTGCCGACGGTCAATGTCACTGACGGTGTGGGCGTCACCGAGGACCCGGGCGACTTCCTAATGGTCGGGGTTGACGACCCTTCGCTGACCGACAGTCTCGAGGCCGCTGAAGTGACGCAGGACCAGATGGCGTTCGGCTCGACGCGGCCGCGCAGGGAGTCGGGCGCGGTCCACATGGCCGCCCGTTCGATCGCGGGCGACGGCAACCAGAAGACGGCGCGCGACGCCGTATACGCGATCCAAGAGGCGCTGGCAACTGTCCTGCGCACGACGAACGACGCCGGGGTGACCGGCGTCATGAAGCTCGGCAACGGCTCGAACCTGCGTCTGCTGCAGAACCAGGGCCCATATGGCGCGGTCGCGACCCTGCTCTACGACATCGCCTTCGACGCGCAGATCTGATCTCCCATACGCCCGGGCACCGCCTGAGGCTGCACAACCCAACCAAGGAGGAACCGTGGCTGCACTCACAGCCTTCACGCCCGCTGTGACGGGCACGACGAACGCAGGCGCCGCGGTGTCCGCCTCGGACACGATCGACGCCACGACGATGGGGTCGGGCGGTGTGTACCTCGAGATCATCAACGGCAACGCGTCGAGCGACACCGTCACGATCTCCGACTACGGCACCACGCCGGCTGGGAACTCGCTGACCAGCAACCAGATCTCGGTGTCGGTCACGAACGGAACGTCGAAGATCTTCTTCATCAAGCCCACGCAGGTGAACCCGGCCACCGGGCTGGTCACGATCACGCACACGATCACCGCGACCGTGACGTACAAGCTGTACGTGGTGCAGTGATGGCGAACACCTACCGTGCGATCTCGGAGCGCGGCAAGGGGCTGCATGGCGAGGACGTCTTCGAGGCCGAGTTCTCCGCCGCTGACGAGGCCGACCAGATCGCTGGCGGCCACCTTGAGATCGCTCCGCGTGCCTACAAGGTGCTGTCGGACAACTACTCGGCCGGCAAGCAGGGCGAGGTCGTCGACCTTGCGCTGCTGGTCGACCTAGAGGCCGCGCTGATCCAGGGCGGTCACATCGAACGGGCGGAGAAGCCCGCCACCACCACCACCAAGAAGAAGGGATAGCCCCGATGGCTATTTTCACGCTCACCGACGCGTACATCGCGGTCAACGGGGTTGTTCTCTCCGACCACGGCAACTCGGTCGACGTCGAGGACAATCGCGACCAGGTCGACATCACCGCCTTCGGCGCAACCATGAAGCAGTACGCCAAGGGCTTGGGTGACGGCGGCATCACGATCGGGTTCTTCCAGGACTTCGCCGCAGCCAAGGTCCACGCGACCCTGCAGCCGCTGCTCTCGTCCAGCACCGGAGTCACGATCGAGATCCGGCCCACCTCCGGCGCGCGCTCTGCGACGAACCCGGCTGTCCTGATGACGGGCACCCTGTTCACCTACAAGCCGCTGGGCGGGAACATCGGCGAGGCGTCGACGATCAGCGCGGAGTTCAAGAACACCGGCTCCGGCGGAATCACCTACCCGACGTCGTGACCAGCGACTTCGACGTCGTCGGCCTCGAGAGCCTTGCTCGCTTGTCTCGTGCGATGCGCGAGGCGGGCGAGCAGGGCAAGGGTCTCAAGCGCGAGTTGCGCGCCGGCCTCACTCGCGAGACCAAGCAGGTGCGGGCGGACATGCGCAAGGCGATCGCGCCGGCGCTGCCGCAACGCGGCGGGCTGGCTGCCGACGTGCAACGCAGCACGCGCTTCACGACGTCGATCTCGACCAGCAGCAACCCGAGTGTGCGGATCAAGGCGCGCGGTCGGCGCTCGATCCGGCGCATGAATGCGACCGGGACATTTCGCCACCCGGTGTTCGGCAAGCGCGACACATGGGTCTCGCAGTACGCGCCCCGCCTGCCGCGCTTCCTCGACAAGCCTTTCGAGGCGTCGCGTCCCGAGCTGCAGCAGGCCGTCCTTCAGGCGGTCACCCGCGTCCGATCCACGATCTACAGGAGCATCTGATGTCCCAGACCGACCAGACCACCGACGAGGTTCTCGACTCCCTGACCGGTCATGAGGAGATGGCGATCGCGCAGCACTTCGGGCGCACGGTCGGCGAGATGATCCCCGAGCCCGGCATGTACCGCCGGGCGCTGATCTTCGTGGTGAAGCGTCACGAGGGGCTGAACGAGGACGAGGCGCGCAATGCGGCGCTGGACATGCGGCTCAAGGACGTCTTGGAGTTCTTCCCCCAGGAGAGCGCCGAGGCTGACCCTGAGGCCGAGCGCGTCGTCGAGGAGTCGGGAAAAGACGAACCGCAGCCCGAACCGCAGCGCGAGATCTCGCTGAGTTCTGTGTCCTGACCGGCCGCACCAAGGCCGAGTACCTGACCCTCACGCGCGTTGAGCGGGCGGCGTTCATCGAGGCCGCCCGCCCATCCGAGGGTCGCAACGTCATGCGTGGCGACGACGCCCGCAACTTCATGATCCAACGGGCGGGGGCGAGCTGAGATGGCGCAGAGCATCTTCTTCGACGTCATCGCCCGCGACAAGGCGTCCACGACGTTCTCCAAGATCGGGAAGTCGTCGGCGACCGCCGAGAGCGGCCTGGCGAAGTTCGGCAAGACTGCGAGCAAGGCGCTTGGGTTCATCGGCTTTGCCGGCGCGACCGCCGGTGTGGTGTCGTTCCTGAAGGACGCAAACGCCGAGGCACGGGAAGCGCAGAAGGTCGGCGCCCTCACCACGCAGGTAATCAAGTCCACGGGTGGCGCGGCGAAGGTTACTGCGGCGCACGTGGGCGACCTCGCGAACGCGATCAGCAAGAAGGCTGGGATCGACGACGAGGCGATCCAGTCCGGTGAGAACCTGCTCCTGACGTTCAAGCAGATTCGTAACGAGGCTGGCCGCGGGAACGCGATCTTCGACCGCGCCACACGGGCCGCGGTCAACCTGTCTGCGGCGGGCTTCGGCAGCATCTCGTCGGCGAGCAAGATGGTCGGCAAGGCGCTCAACGACCCCATCAAGGGCATGACCGCCCTGAGCCGCGCGGGCGTGACGTTCACCAAGGGTCAGCAGGATCAGATCAAGGCGCTGGTCGCAACCGGCCACTCTCTCAAGGCGCAGAAGATCATCCTCAAGGAGGTTGAGTCCCAGGTTGGCGGGGCCGCTGCGGCGCAGGCGACCGCTGGCGACAAGGCGCGCGTCGCGTGGAAGAACCTCGAGGAGCAGATCGGTACGGCGCTGCTGCCGACCATCGACAAGCTCGCGACGTTCGCTGCGAACGATCTAGTCCCCGCTATCTCAAAGTTCGTTTCGGGGATGCAGGACGGCACGGGTGCGGGCGGCAGGTTCGCCGACACGCTGCACGATGTGGCAGATGTGGGCAAGACGGCGCTGAAGATCTTCCAGGCGATCCCCGGACCGGTACTCAAGTTCGGCGCCGAGGGCCTGATCGCCTACGCCGCCGTGCAGAAGCTGACCGCCGCCACCTCCGGATTCGGCGCGTCGATGCTGCCGACGATCGCGCGGACGAAGCAGTTCTATGCCGAGATGACCTACGCCGAGACTCGGGCCGGTGCACTGTCGCGGGCCTCGGGGACGCTGCAGACGGGCATCAAGAACCTTGCCGGCGCGGGCGGGATGATGCTGCTCGCCTCGAGCCAGAGCGCGGCGAACAAGTCGACGGCGACGCTGATGCAGACGCTCGGCGGTGCGGCGACTGGGTTCGCCGTGGGCGGCCCTGTCGGTGCTGCTGTTGGCGGTCTCGCTGGGCTCATGCTCGGCCTCGCGACCAACACGCACAAGGCTGGAAAGTCGGCCGGCGACTCGTCAGTGCTGTGGAAGCACTACGCCGACACGCTCGACGACGTGACAGCCGCGCAGACGAAGATGACCACCGCCGCGATTCAGGAGACGATCCGCTCCAAGGGTCTGAACAACGTTCTCGGAAAGTACGGGTTCACGAACCGGCAGATCGTCATGGCGATCAGGAACGGCGGTCCGCTGCGGCAGCGGATGGTCGCCGACCTGCAGGCCGAGGCGAAGTCGATCGCCGACGGCTACAAGGCGATGGCGAAGAAGCACGGCTGGTCGGCGCAGGAGACGATCGACTACGGCAAGTCGCACAAGGCGCGCGCTGATGCGATCCAGACGACGCTGAAGGAACTTGGCGCGGTCGATGCGGCGGTCGCGAAGAAGCGCGAGGACATCGCGGCCACCCGCACGTTCACCAAGGCGCTGAAGGAACTGCCGAAGAAGGTCGAGACCTACGTTAAGACCAATGGCCTGAAGCCGGGCATCTCCGGTGTGGTCGAGCTGGCGCGGCAGATCAAGCTGACGCCGAAGGACATTCGCATCCTGTTGCGCCAGAACGGCGCTGAGGGTACGGACGCGCAGATCAAGAAGGTGCAGGACCGCGCCCGCGATCTGGGGCACCTGGCCCCGGTCGTCAACGTGACCGCGAACACCGGCCGCGCCCGGAGCGAGCTGAGCTCATTCGGTAGGTATCTGACCGAGATCACGCGCCCGCGCACAGTGACGGTGTCGGTCAGGCACCCCGGCAAGCCGGGCGGCGTCGGCGGCCTGCTGACACAGGGTGTGAGCGGTGGGCGTGGTAGCGAGCGCGTGGTGGGCGGCGAACTCCGCGGGGCTGCAACGCAGACGATGACGGTCAAGAAGGCGTTGGCGAAGTTCACCGACGCCCTGTCCAGCGTGACCGACAAGCTCGCGAACCTGAAGGACATCCGCGCTGGTTTCCTCTCAACGTTCCAGGCTGACAACCCGTTCGGCGTCGACCTCACCGAAGGCGGCGGCGCGAACGCGTTGGTGGCCTTCGAGCAGCAGCAGGCGACGCAGGCCGCGCAGTTGCTGGCCGACATCAAGAACGTCGCCAGCCGAGGTCTGTCCAAGGCGCTGATCTCGCAGTTGCAGGCGCAGGGCACGTCGGGTGCCGAGGCTCTGCACGCGCTCGCGACCGGCTCGACAGACCAGATCCGGCAACTCAACAGCTTGAATGCTCAGACGACCGCGTCGCTGCAGGCTGCCGGGCTGCTGGCTGGGAACACGGTGCGCGGCGGCAACATCACCACCGACATCAACAGCGCTGCCGCCGAGGATGCTCGCATCGAGCGGATCCTGAAGAAGTTGCGGCACCTGCAGGGCGATGACGTCGTGGTGATCCAGATCGATTCGGAGACGATCATCAAGGCCATTAAGAAGCGCAATAAGCGCAAGGGCGTCAGCTCGGCGGGCGTCTGATGGCTTACCCGCTCCCGGCCGTGCAGTTCTTGCTGGACGACGGCACCGGCACCTTCCCGTACGACCTGACGAACATGGGCGGCACCAGCTACCTGCTGATGGAATCCGGATGCAGCTACTCGCGGGGGCGCGAGGACTGGCAGGGAGGCGTCACCGCCGGGGAGCTCTCGGGCGAGCTCAACAACTCCGATGGCCGCTTCACGCCGGGCAACACCACGATCGCCAGCCCGTCGCCGATCACGGTTGACCAGAAGGCGCGGCTGAAGTTCACGATCCCGCCGACCGCCGACCTGGTGAACCTGCTGACCGCCGCTCAGGCGTCCTTCGAGGACGGCACCACGGGCGGCTGGGTGGCGGCGGGCACGGTGCTGCCGACGGTGGCGAACTCGAGCGTCCGCGCGTACGACGGCACGAAGAGCCTGCTGGTGACCTGGCAGGGCTCAGGGTCGAACCCGCAGGCGCAGTTGCAGCCGTCGGGGTACACGATCGGCAACACGTACACGTTCGCGGTGTGGGTGTACGTGCCGTCAGGCTCGCCGGACGTGCGATGCGGCGCCGGCTCGACGGTCTCAGCGCTGACTCCGCTCAAGGATCAGTGGGTCCGGTTGTCGGTGACGTTCGTCGCCGCGTCCACCACGCCCACGTTCTTCGTGCGCTCGTCAGGCACCCCGGCCGGCGCGACCTGCTACATCGACGCCGCGATGGTGGTTGCCGGCTCCACGATCGGTGACTTCAACACCGTCGCCCAGACGACATACACGCGGTTCACGGGCCACGTGAAGTCGTGGCCGGTGGCGTGGCCGGCGACGGTGTCGACGTTCGCGACTGTGCGGCTGTCGGCGACGGATGCCCAGGCGCGGGCTGAGCGGCGGGTGCTGCGATCGGTGGTTGAGGAGGAAATCCTCGAGGACTCGCCGTCCGCGTACTACACGCTGGGTGAGCCGGCAGATGCAGTCTCGGCCGGCGACACTTCCGGCGCCCAGGCGCCCGCGCTGACTCAAACAGGCACGGGCACCAATGTTGTGTTCGGCAGTGCAACCGGGCCGGGAACCGATGGACTCACTGCGGCGACGTTCGCGGGTGGGCAGTACCTCACTTCGGGAACGTCCATTACCACCTCAGTTCTCGAGTGCTTCTTCTCGCGTAGCGGCGCACCCGGGACTGGTGAAGTTCTCCTCGGCAGCAGTGGCGGTGGTGTCATTGGCATCGGTACCGACGGAAAGATCCACACATCGGCCGCCGACCTGTCATCACCCGTCGTGACAGATGGCGCCACGCATCACCTGAGTTGGCAATCGGGGCACGTCCTCTTGGACGGGGTTGACATAGGTAGCCCAACGTCCACCCCGAGCGCAACATCCGTGTTGACCGTCGGCTATGGGGTCGGTGCTGCGGGTGGCCCCTCGGCCGTCTTTAGCGGTGTCATCGCGCACGTGGCGGCGTTTTCGACACTCTCGACCACGCGCGGGGCGGCACACGCGACGGCTGGCTCCACCGGTTTCGCAGGCGAGTCCGGCACCGCTCGCATCACTCGCCTCGCCGGGTACGCAAACCTGCCGGTCGGCACGCTCGACACATCGCTGACGAACGTCGCCTTCATTGACTTCACGAACTCCGAGGCGTGGCCCACACTCCAGGATGCGGTTGACGCGGAGGGCGGCGTCGCGTTCGTCAATGGATCGGGCAACCTAACCTTCCACAACCGCAACAAGGTCAGCCTTAAGACAGCCCCGGATCTGACGCTCGATAAGGCGTACGTGACCGCCGACGTGCAGCCGGTCACCGATGACCAGCAGATCCTCAACTACGTCGAGGCGACGGCGTCGGCGACCGGGGTTCCGCAGCTAGCGCGCAGCACCACCTCGGAGACCAGCCACGGCCGTTACTCCGACTCCAAGACGTACCTTGTGTTGACCGACGCCGAGGCACTGGACCGGGCCAACTGGGCCATCGCGAACTTCGCTGAGCCGACCACCCGCTACGGCACGCTGACGATCAACCTCTACCGGATGACGCTGGCTCAGCAGAAGACGGTGCTTGACGCCCTCGACATCAACTGCTGGTTGCGGATCACCTCCATGCCGTCACAGACGCCGGGGAGCACGACCGCTGACGTGGTCGTCGAGGGGTGGACCGAGGAAGTTTCGTCCGACTCCTGGCTCATTCGCTGCAACGTCGTCTCCCGGTCCCTGTTCAACGTCGGCATCTATGACGACGCCACCTACGGAGTGTTCGACTCCGCTGTTGCCCGCTACGGCGTTTGAGAGGCGGTCTCGATGGCTTGGCCTACTAGCACAACCGTTAGCCCGGGCGGAACCATTGCGGCGGCCGAGCGGAACGCCCTGCGGGCCGACCTGCTCGCCATCAACGGCTTCGTCCGGAAGACCGCTGACGAGTCGGTGACCTCGAGTGCGGTCCTGCAGAACGACGACCACCTGTCCTACAGCATCGGCGCGACCGGGACTTACGCGGTCGACGTGTACCTCATTGGGACCAGTGCGGCCAATGCTGCCGGCGACCTGAACGTCGCTTTCACGTTCCCGACTGGCACGTTCTACCTCACCAGCTCTGGCCTCGACGCCTCGCTTGCGTCCGGCTCGAGCGGCACTGTGCAGACGCTCGGCGGCTCGATCACCTCCGGCACTGCGTTCGCGTCCTACGGGCTCTCGACCACGCAGACCAGCATCATCCTCCACGGCACCTTCGTGGCGACCGCGACGGGCACCCTGCAGTTGCAGTGGTGCCAGGCGGTGTCGAACGCCAACGCTTCGACGCTGAAAGCGGGCTCGTCGATGCTGGTCAAGCAGGTCGCCTGATGAGCCTCGTGCAGGTCCACTACTTCGGCGTGCTGCTCCGCGACACCTCGGGCGTGTGGCAGATCCTTGACGACGCCGGCCACCAGTCCGAGGGGCTGGCAATGGTCAGCGTCGACAGTGTGAAGCGGCTCGTGGTCACCTACCCGACCGTGACGAAGGTCGGCGGCTTCCAGGTCACCTCCGATGAGACGTGGTGCGGCAAGTATCACCCGGGCGCGTCGGTCGGGTTTGACCATGCGCTCATCACGATCCGCAACTCGTCCGGCACACAGGTGTACGCCGACGCCGCGGCACTCGTCGGCGGGAACTTCTGGGTCGACATGTGGGGCTGGATCGACGTGCCGGAGGTTGTGACCTAGTTCGCAGAAGGAAGCGGCGTCGCTCCCGCACCGGGAGCGACGCCTGACCCGAGACGACTCGACCCTACCGAGCGCCACGGGATTCTCGGAAACCTAGCGGCCCACTGCCTCTACGCACCAGAGGTCGCGCGAGGAGGGCCTGATACGTGTCTGAGTCAAGCGAGTTGCAGCGCGCGGTCGAATCACTCACCCGGAGCATTGACCAACTGCGCTCCGAGCTCGTCCGCAAGGACGTCTATGAGTCCGACCAGCGCGGCCTCAACCAACGCTTGACCGGCATCGAAGCGGGGTTGGTGACCATGTCGAACGCCTTCGAGAAGGTCGAGGAACGCCGCGCCGCAGACCGTCGTCTGCTGCTGTCCTCGTTCGCCCTCCCGTTGCTGCTGATCCTGATCCAGCTCTACCTCGCAGCCCGAGTAGGTGGCTCCGCATGACCAGATGGCACCGTCTCGCGTACGTGATCCTCGTCGCCGGATTCGTCGCCGTGCTGCTGTTCTACTTCACAGACCTGACCGGCCGCGTCAACCATGCCGACCACCGTGCCGACGAGAACGCCGAGCGGTCGGAGGCGGCGCTGACGGCGGTCGCCGATCTCGCCAACCAGGTGCGCAGCATGGGCGGTCACCCGGTGGTCGAGCCCAGCGAGCTGCCCGGCCCTGTCGGTGCGAGCGGGCCTGCTGGTCCGGCCGGTGCGACTGGTGCCACGGGAGCGACCGGCAACACCGGGCCGCGTGGCCCGCGCGGCTACCCGGGCCCTACTGGGCCAGTCGGTCCTATGGGTCCGGCTGGCGCGACAGGTGCGAAAGGTGAGACCGGGCCCAAGGGCGAGCCGGGCCAAGACGGCAAGGACGGTGCCGACGGCAAGGACGGGCGCGGCATCGCGTCAGTCTCCTGCGACGGGCCGGCGCTGACCACGTTCACGATCACCTACACCGACGGCACCACACAGACCGTGTCGTGTGGCGGGAACGCCGGAAACAACTAGGGGTGCGCCGTGCTGATGCCTGCCCAGACGCACCGGGTGCACGTCCCGTGGGACGACCCGCGCTGTGACACGGTCGCGCTGCTGAACCTGACCGCTCGCCTCGGCCGCCGCTTCGTCGACTGCAACGCCTGCCGCTCCAAGGACGGCACCTCGTGGAACCTGCACTGGCCCGAGGGTCCGCGGCTGAACCACTACGACTGGATCTGGACTGGCAAGCGCACCCGCATCCTGCGCCGCGAGATCCGCCGCCCGATGACCGAGGAAGAACTGCGCCGCGACGTCAACCAGTGGCCGGACGGCGGGATCGCGCGGTGGCGTAGCGGCAGACGCGGCGGTCCGAAGCCTGCGACGGTGGCGCGTCGGCAGCGGCAGGCGAAGCGGCGCCGGGTGATCATCTGCTGGGAGCTGAAGTCCCGCGACTACGGCGAGGCTGACTACGCCGAGCGCCTGGTCGACGACGTCGAGCGCTCCGGCTGGCCCGCGTTCTTCATGACGCTGGTGACGATGCACAACTGGGGCCCGAAGCTGCGCGCTGTTCACCGGGCCGGCGGGCAGACCGCACTCCTCGCGCACGGCGCACCACGCCCGCTCGACCTCGAGCAGTGGCGTCCGTTCATCGACAGGATCTGGGGGCGGTTCGCGTGACGCTCTACTCCTACAACGGCTGGCCGGCCAGC